CTATTAATAACTCATTTAGTCGTTGATTCTAACCCACCCGGCAGGCGTGTACTCACGTTGCCTTTGTAATTCATATATACCTGGTGGAAATAGAATCGGTTCATGCTGGTCCAAACTTCTATGGTGCTCTGATACTGCACCATCTTGCAGGCGCTGGATCAACCCTTTTACCACAATGAATGCCTTCATGAAATCATCGGCATTAGTGTAGTACTCCACTTCGATATTGTCTTTTACTGCATCGAATGTGTGGTGGTGCCCCGTTTCACTGTGGGCAACAATGTGCACTAGTACACCTTCTCGGTCCACTGGATCTTTACGTACCCATCCAGCTGGAATGGAGTCAACTCTGGTGAATCTCAAATCACCTTGAGCACTACTTGGATTTTGATATATCTTCATTCTTTCATTCTCCTAATTTTACTACGTTGTTAAAACACTTTATGTTCTTACTGCTACTTTGAAGTTTTCCCAACCTTCATCAATTCCATATGTCCAAGCATTTGCTTGGAGAGCATATTGCATTTCTGGAGGAACAGGTATTGCAAAGGTTCTACCAGTACCGCAAAGCACTTTGAGAAATCTCTGGTAACCAGAATCTGGTAACTCTGCTTCATATAACTCACCAATTTTTGGGTCTTTATGAGCATCAATCAATACTGCATTAAGCTCCTTGAGTATTTCAACCCAACCAATCAGTTCGCAACCTGCACGACGAACTTCGATATTGTCTGTCCTCAGCACTTCTTGTGCTGAAGGTTTATTTTCAATCCAAGCATTTGGGATGTTCACACCTTTCCAAAATGCTAGACCCCAACCATCCCTCCATTTAATAGCTAATCGCCCAGGTGAATGCAGGCGATTATCATCCAAATCAATGTACTCTGGGGTATCACACACCATTACAAAGTCTTGGTCTGGATACCACCACCAAGAATTGATTTGGGCCGCTGTATATACCTTGATCTTTTCCTTGATATCATCATCAATGTCAACATCACAGATATCAAGGAAGAAGGACATATAGGCAAGATAACCTACCCAAACTCTTCCGCCGTAGTAATTACTAAAGAATTTGGTAAAGTCAATGTTAGACGCAATAACTTTTTCAATATCCGCTTCAATATCCGCTTCAGACATTTCTGGCTTTACAGCCATTACGGTTTCTTTTACTGCATCGTACACTAACCCCTTAACAGGAGATGTTGTTGTTAACTCTCCTATATCATTGAAGAATGTTTGCATTTGTTGAGTGATTCCATCCATAGGGGATTTCTTCATTTCTTCAAATACCTGATGATCAACACGATCTACATCGATTGGTGCGTCAAGAGTATTATTTTCACCATCTTCCGGATGGTTAATAATAGCTGCCGCTATTTGTGATGCTAATACTAGCACACACGGTGATGATACTTTTATGTAAGGTACCCGTTTTAGCCCCGCGTATGCATAGCATTTTGCTATCGCTTCTTCTGAAGCTTCCCAATTTGCGGGCTCGCAGCTGAGCCCAATCTTTATCCATTTTTGTACGTGGCCTGGAATTGCCGCTGCTATTTCTGCTCTCATATAGCTATCCATTCTTCTACTGAAACTGCTGGTTCTTCAGAAATATCTTGATCATTTGCAATTGTTTCTTGTGTCATTTTTTTATTCCTATTATGAAGTAAGATGAAATTAGTAAAGATATAGATCCTTTACCAGTAAAATAATATATATATTCAAACAATTAGAATTTATATATTTACTTGAGATTGTTATATTTGATAGATAATAACTATTTATATAAGATACCTGTGTTTAATGTTTAATTAAAATTAATGGTATAATTAACATACCCATTTAATACTAGCATATCTACTATACTCTGCTGAGTAGCAGGATCTACATCAGTTAATATAATAGTAGCTGTTTGTCTAACTAATCTAGTTAAGGAAACTGGATTTATCCAAGGTATACCGATTTCTATTATTGAATTATCTACTAATTCAATCACTAAATAATTATAAGAGGTATAATCATTGATAGTTGGATTACTTGGGGTATTAGGTAAACTAGAATAAATGTTAGCGTGATTTACTGCAGCTTGAGCTGGGTCTCTTAGAGATTTACCAGATGTAAATCCTAACAGAGTACCATCTACAACATTATTGAGCACAATGCCATAAGTATTAAAACTAATAACATCATTTATAACTAATTTATTTACGGTTGTTGTTTCTGCCATTTTATTTTCTCACAGGCTTATGTGCCATTAATATATTTAAATCATCAGTATAAGCTTTCAATAATCTTACCTCATCATCAGATCTTGCACCATCTGGTGCTTGTCTTTCTATTCTAAAAATTAAAGATTGTAAATTAAGTATTCTCTTCTCCTTTTCACTAGCATTGAGATATGATTTGCTCATTATTATTTTCTCCTTTATTATAATTGTATTTAACCATGTTAGCTTGTATACCATAGTTAATTAACCTTTTAAAATCTACTACTATCTTTTCACGTAGATACAATAATATATTAGTAGTAACCAGAGTTAATGTACTATTGTATATTCTTATAAAATTTGATTTAATATCAGATGGTAATAATAACTCATCTATAGTTTCTAAAAGAGATGGTAGCAGATTATATCTATGATCTTCTAATATAGACATCACATCATTCATAATGTAGGTTTCAATATCTAGAAACTGTATATCTACATTTGAATATGGCTCTAACTGATTTTTAAAAATATGATATAAATCATAACATGAAAAGATAATAGTATATTCTTCAGGGAATGTATCTACCATTGTGAATATGCTCCTTTTCAAAAGTTAATACTCTGAAATCTCCCTCACATTTAAATTCATAATATCCTACTTGTTTATTTAATGTCCATATATCAAAAGTTTCTGCACCCATAGCTACATTTATCTTATCAGTAAGATATCGATAAGACATCATTTTGTTTATAGCATTTTCTAATGCTATAGCATCTAAGTTAAATTGAATAGAAAAGATATAATATGGATTACTGTTTAACAATTGATGATTTCTAATCAATTTATTTATATTACTTTCTATAACTAACCTAGCATCTTCAAATAAAAGAAATTCTAATCCATGAATCAATTGTTGTTCATCATGTTTAAAATTTTTAGGTAATTCATATAAGATTAAATAAGCATATATTTCTACAGCTATCGATGCTAAATCAAAAATTATTATTGGTTTATTCATATGTTTCCATTTAGCTACTATTAAAGACAGAGAGTGAGGATTCACTCTCTGAATACTAGTTATGTTTAATTAGAAGATAAAATCATCTCCATCACCAAATGTTTGTATTTGCGTATTTTGAATAGCAGCTTCAGCTTTCTTATATTTATCAATAGCAGCTTGCAGGTTAGTTATACGATTACCCATAAGTTGATTTGTTATAATAAAGTAAGTAGATGGTGTCTCATGTCTCGTAGCTGTTAAAGCAGCTTCAGGATAATATCCAACACAACTATAGGTTTGACCTAAATCAACTATATTATCTTCTTTACTAGTCAATAAACTAGCTACTGAAATAGCAGCTAATTCAATCGGCAACTCACCATCTTTGCCATTTAAGTGGATTATGATATCTACTATCTGTGGTGCTACTTTACTATTTTTATCATAATTTAACCATTTAAAGATATCTTGACTATCGAGTTCTTCATTGGTGCCAGAGGCTAACATAGCCAAAGATCGTAAGTCAATGTCAATGTTACGATCTACCTCCTGTCTATTTGTTTCATTATTATTTTCATAAAACAAACCAGCAATAGGTCTACCTAATTTTTTAGTAGATAGATTTTGTAATGTACCTATTGTATTATAAGCATTGGTAGTTTCTCGTGAGGAAGCTGTAGAAATTACAGATAAAATTACTACAGGTTTTCCTCTATTAATTAACTCTTCCACAATCAATGGTCCCAGTACAGAACCTGAACCACCTGATAAACCAAAAATTACTATGTTAAAATCTGCAGGTGGATGTTTAAGAAATATAGAGTTAATGTGTGGTACTGCTACAGAGTGCGTAAAAGCTCTATCTTTCCCAGAGCCATCTACACCAGGTATTAAAAATATATCACCTTTATTTGACTTTGGCTGAATATTACTTTTTGAAGTATCAATCAAAGAATAAACAGTGTCGGGAAAACCAGCTGAATCTGAAGGTATATCAACATTATTAATTGCATTTACCCCAAGTCCACCACAGCCATAAATTCTTAAGGTAGATTTTGATTTAGTATTCATCTTTATTTAATCCTATTTCTAGTTAAGTTGAGAGTAGTGATAGATGCTATTAATATAGCATCTAAGATATAATATATATACCAGAAAATTTCCAATACCACATAAGATTTCTAGTATAAGTATTAATATATTTACCATTTTATACCATTATAACGTAGACTTCTAAAAAGGACATTCATCAAATGAATAATATAGAATACATTCTTTCTGTAATAAAAAGAAAGATACCTTTACCTATCTTAAATATGGCATTCTTACCAACAGATACATTTGGTAGATTAAGACCTAGTTTAAGTCATTGTATTCAAAATACTATTGTAAATAATTGGGTATTAGCTGATGCTAATATGGTAGCTGGTATTGAAACTATTATAGATATAACAAATTGTCAAATCACTACAGTAAACATGGGTATGATTATTCATGTTGGATTAGGACCAACCGCTGGTAAAGTAATTACATCAGTGCTTAGTGTTGGCTATGGTTATAATGCATTAGCTGGTGGACAGCCAGGAATAGCTTCTGCTTTGACAGAACCTTTACAAACTTCAGATGCTAGAGTACAACTAGTTGGTACTAATATAGTTTATGTAGAAGGTTACACTGGTGTTACATTAACTAATATGAGATGTGTATTAGAGAATGATGAAGAGTTTAATAATCTATCACCTAGAGCTATGCCATTTATATCTGAACTATGCACTTTAGCAGCTAAAGCTTATATTTATAATGAGTTATCTATTAAACTAGCTAATGCTGTAATAGTAAATGGTATAGATACGGGTAAATACGCTGAAATAGTAAATAGCTATTCAGATGCAGATCAAATGTATACAGAACAGCGAGATACTAAATTAGCTAAAATAACATTACTATCAGACCCGGTTACTCGTAATAGAATTATAAGAATGACTTGTCCTTCATAAAAAAATAAAAAAGAATAATAGCATATAGGTAGAGAGCATATGCTCTCTACCTATATAATTGTGCTTTTTACTTATACTAAAAGTATCCCAATCTGCTGGTTTTTTAATAATAGGAATATTATTTTCATCTGCCCAATCCTTTCCTAATAAATCAGCACCTCTAGCCATACCACATATTACTTCTGTTATCTTAAAGTTAGATAGAGATATAGCCATATCAATATGCTGTCTTGTAGTACCAGCTCTAGAACCAGCAATTATAACTTTCACAGCTAACCCTATTATGACAAAAAAATATAATAATAAAAAGATATGCATTGTTAGATTAATCTAACAATGCATATTGAGGCTCAGGAGGAAGAGCGATTTTTATCTAATATTAAGATTCACTAGTTCTTATTGAAATTATTTCTCCTTTAGATTCACTTATTTATAATGAAAATTATTATCTGCATAGATTCACTAACAAAAAATGGGATTACTATTGCTATTTGATTCACTAATAAATTTTGGGTTTGATTTTATTTATTGGTTCACTGTTAGATTTTGGGATTACTAGTTTCTTCTGATTCACTAATGAATTATGGTATTACTAGTTGTGTTTGATTCACTTCGTTATATTGGGTATAATTACTGACACTGATATTACCGATAATCTTGTTTAATCACTATATAATAATCACTATTAATATATTAATAATTTCTTATTTTATTTGCGATTAATCGTATGATATCATATAAATAATATATACATTCAAATTTTTTGAATCATGATATATTTTATAATCTCTTTAGGAATACAATAAATGACAGCTCAAAGTGGTATTAATAAGGTTTTTAATAAACATGTTACTCTAAAAATAGATCATGCTTTTGCTCTAAAAGTAGTCACACATGTACATAATTTTACTAGAAAGGATTCAGAGTTCATTGAATTCTTTGGAGGTAACTTAATTGGTGTAAATAAAATTACATGGTCAGCTATAGATTCTACAGTATGGATAGAAGATATATTAGAAGTTAGTGATTATGATCTATTATGTTCAGAAATATGGGAGTTACCACATATTAATAAAAACTGGCAAATTGCGTGTAATCCTATTAATCTATCTTTTCTATGGTTATGTCATCAGGCTCTTGTATCTAATATACTTTCACAAAAAGATAAAGATGCTTTAGCTGCTGCATCATTAAATATGTTACAATATAGATTTATAACATCTATTCATTCACATAACTTTAGATTTCCAGCTAATATATCTATTGCTTTAGCTGTCTATGAAGGATTAGATAATAAATCTCAGTTAAAGAAATATGGTAGTTGGCAAGGCTTAGTGGATGCTAGAACTGAAGATATATTAGGGCATGATAGTTTACATGCTTCTACTATAAGAACATTAGAGAGTGATAAAGATATCATTAATATGGTAAATGATATATGGAATAGATTAAAGTCTATCTTTAAAATATTAACAGCTGATTTTCATAGAATTAAAGATACTAACGCTAGAATTTCATCTACTACTAAATACACTACTGTAGATGGTGAAATGATTCTAAAAGACTCTATTAATAAGTATGCACATATTAAATCTTTAATGCATGATATTATTCCAGATAGGAATAGTTTTATAAGAGAAGACTTATTAAATATAATCACACTAACAGTAACTACTGTTTATCCTGAATATCTAAAAACTACATTAACCTATATATCTGAAAATTATAATGCTAAACATAAATACGTATTCTTTCCAGGATTAATCGATGATATATTAATGTATGCTTTTGATATTATTAGACATGAAAAAATAGAACTAGATAATTTACCAGCTATAGCTATTAAAATGCGTGGTATGTTTAGATCTAGTAGGGTAACTGATCCTTTATATATTAGTATTAAACACAGACTAAATATAATTATAGAGGATGCTAATCCTAAAATTAATGAGGCTAATAACAGTAGCACTAAGATAGCAGTAAATCTATATATAATATTAAGAGCATTATTAAAGACATAACAAGGAGTTTCTATGAGTGATATTAGCAATCTGATATTGTTTATTTTTTGTTTAATAGGAGCAGGTATTTGGTTTAAGTTATCTATTAAATGGAATTATATTTTCTATTCTACATTAGCCTTTATTATTGCTGAAATATGCTTTGGTATAGGGTTAGGTAAATTAGTTAAAATATTATTTTAACTTTATAACTTGTTATATGTATTCAATTTATTTTAAAGGTTTATTATGTCTGATCCAGATAATTCAGTTACGTTAGTTATTACATCCTGTGGTAGATGGGAGTTATTAATAAAAACTATACAAAGTTTTTTAGCTTTTAATACTTATCCTATTACTAAATGCATTGTTATAGATGATAGTGGTTATCAGCAGAGTATAGAGTTTCTTAGATCTATACTAAGAATGCCTACTCTAATTATACAAAATATAATTAACTTAGGTCAAGTACCATCAGTAGATATAGCATATAGTTTAGTTGATACTAAATATATATTCCATTGTGAGGATGATTGGGAATTCTTTGATTATAGTTTTATTGAAGATTCTATGGATATTCTAGAAAAGTATCCAGAAATATGTCATGTATCTTTAAGAGCACATGATAATAATGGTCATCCACATGAACCAGATTTAATAGATGATAAATTTCATTATCTAGAGTCAGAGTATTTAGGTATCTGGAGTGGATTTACTTTTAATCCAGGCTTACGTAGATTATCTGATTATTTAAAGTTTAAACCTTACTATAGATTAAATGAGGTGACTCCATATACTAAAAAGGGTGGTATTGCTGAAATGGATATAGCAATTCATTATTTTAAAGCTGGATATAGAGGGGTTATAACTAAGAAAGTAGATGGTTATGTTAAGCACACTGGAGAAGGAAGACATATACCTGCTAGTTGGGAATAAAAAATAATTAGTATAATTATTATATGGTAATATATAGTTGAATAAATGTGGTTTTATATGAAGAGACACGTATTAGTACCTATTCTTTAATTTATATATTACTAACTTTCATTGATGGGACTATATCTATTTGTTTAAGTGGGTAAATAGATGAAAAAAGAACACTGATAGCAGACTATATAGATGCACATATGTGCATCTATATAGTCTATGTCTGTCTTTTTATTCTATTTTAGTACATTCTAGAATTACTTATAAAACCCAACTTTCTACTATTAATGTTATTAACAGCTCTATGTAAAGAACGTTTAGATACTTTAGCTTCAGAGATTTCATTCATTATACTATCTAGAGTCATAGTAATATCACCTAGTTCATTAGCTTCTTTAACTTTATATTCTAATTGTTTTTGCATTCGTAAGCTATCAATCATATTAGGTGCAGATATTAAGTTCTGTTTTAAGACTTTGATTTCATTATTTAAGTCTAATAAGATTTGTCTAGTTTTTAATTCATCTTCAGTTATAGTGGCTCCATCTGTACTAACTAATGATAAACAATCTCTAGGGTTAATACCATAGTGCTGTAAATTAGTAGTGTGTTTAACAAACCAATGTGTTAATAAATAGGCTATCACATGGTCATCATGTCCACCAGCAATATGATCTACTCTATCATTTTTAATTATTAAACCTTTTAACTCTGAAGATAGAGTCTTATCTTTAATTAAATGCCCTACTGAATTAATAGCATCATTTAATACCGTATCATATAAAAATGTTCTATTACTACCATTTGTATGGAAACCAATAGTCTTTTTATATCTATTATAAATAGACTCATCTCTATATTCTATAGGTTTACAAATCTCTTTATAAGCATCCTCTTGTACTTTATAATTATCTACTATTGAGTTATACATACGTTTAAAAGGGTCCATTCCTGCTGCTACTAGATAAGTAGCAATGACATCTACAATGCTCTGTCCAGATACTTTATTTTCAATGATTAAAGTAGTATTTGTAAACTTAATCATAAACTTAGCTATCCATATAGCATACTTATGTAAATTAGCTTCCGAAATAGTAGATGTAGCTACTACTGACATATCTCTAATATCTGTTATCACCATTGCATTAGCATCCCTACCAACAGCTTGACTAGAATCTAACCCTATAACATAATGACCTAATCTAAATCTAGTTTCTAGTTCATGTTCTTCTATATACCATCTAAATATATATTTCTCAACAGATATTGAAGTAAAACATGGGTCTACTTCTGATGCATCTATAATCTCTAATAGTTTAGTTGGGATAGCACTAGATTCTAAACCATTTGTCCACTTATTTAGATAGTCTCTTTCTATTTCTTCTTTTGTACGTTTTACTGATGAGATTACTCTACGTAACCATTCATCTGTCCTACCACATTGTCTATGATTAAACACCCCATATACTAAACATCTATTTTCTGATGAGTTAGTAATAACAGTTTGCCTAGCATCATATTTATCATCAGAATCATATAACTTTTCATTCCATGCCATACCAGAAAATATAAAGCTATACATATACTTCCCTTCTTTACTATCAAGTTTACCAGCAGTAGTGGTATATATATTTCCATATAGAGTTCCATTCTTTTCATAGTTTTCTTTAACAGCATCACCACCTGATGCTAATGCAGCTAATGAGATATGCACATTAGTAATAGCTGGGCCTTCATCAACATGTATATATGGAACAGTCCAACCACGACCTACATTGTTAGCGTCATATTCAGCTTTCTGTGGCACTGCAGTTCTAATAATATTTCCTCTAGTTACACAGGTAATAACCTCACCATTATCTGCATCTTTTTTAGATACAGGTAATAACCATGCTGGTAATAATTTTGCTGTTTTCTTAATCCTTTCTATATTAATCTTTCTTAAAGCATCATCTTTAGTAAACAACAATAAATCTGTACCAAAATAATATAAATAAGTTAACCATAATTCTAAAGCATCACAGGCTACTGATTTACCATTTTGACGAGGCATTATAAGAGCTATATCTATTCCACAAAAAAAACACCATAGCAACATTAGAGTAGGTCTATTGACCCTAAACCTTACTGATAATTTACCATCTGGCACTCGCATTATTTCTCTAAAAAAATACCATGGATTATTCTGGCACTCTAATGCAATTGCTGTTTTTTGAGCTGTTGTTAAATTAGAGGAATATGGATCTACTCCTTGTAACTCTGGTTGTAACAATGCTAAATGAAAATAATAGTTATTTATTTTCATATGCTTTAATAAAGCAGCAGCTCTAAGAAATTCTACATTTGTAGTTTTATCATCTATAATTGCTGTGTTATGAGTTTTCCAATCATTTAAAAATAAAATCATATCTTTACCAAAAAAAATATAGATGATTAAAAGGATAGGGGGATTAATAATCCCCCTATGTATTTCTTACTCAGCTAAGAACAGAACACCACTAATAGTTATTACGACACTAATGGTAAAGTAACACATAGCGATTCCTATTTTTTCAACAATAGTTAATTCTTTTACCATTTTCATTCTCCTATTTAAATTAAAAAAGATATTAGAACAATGCAATACTATTCTAATACCATTTCTATTATATATATATTCAAAAAATTTGAATATATAGATATACGATTATTATCAAAGATATTAAATAATAGCTATAGTAGTCATCTACAGATGACTACTATAGCTATCTATACTTATGTTAATGTATTTCTTAAAATCACACCACCAACAGCTAAAGTAGAATATGTAACTGTATCTGTAGAAGGTGTTAAAAAGATAATAGTAATAGTATCAAAATCTGTATAATTACCGCCAAAGTCATTAGGTAATAAGATATTCCAATATAGAGCTATTTCTCTAACTGGTGATAATATACCTTTATACTTTAACTGAAAATGAGTTGGTGTAGGGGGAGCTAAAGAAATAGATTGATCATAGATTGGATGTAATGCACCATATAATCTAGCTATCCATTCTTCTACTGAAACTGCTCCTGATTTAACACTCAAAGCTTGTTGTCCTTGAGTTGAATATTCAAAGTAAGCTTGAGCTCCATATATAAAACTATTGTTATTTAAATAGTCTATTAACCAAGGTATTTCTGATATAGCACCATAATCAATTGTAAATAGCTGTATAAATGTATATCCAGTATATCCATGTGGTATTATATCTGGCATATAAATAGCTACTCTTAATGTTTGTGGACCAGCATTAGAACTATAGTCTACAGTACCACCATCTGATAAAGATACAATAAGATTGTTATCTGGTATCTGAATTAAAATAGTATAACTTACATTAGTTAAGTAATAAGTATTTGTAAATCTTTGTGAATTAGAATTAAAAGTAGGCACTACATATAACTTAAATGAATAATCTAAAACATTATTAACGGTACGTAGTTTATACTTATGCACTACTGATCTATTTACCATATTAGTTATATTTACAGCAGGTTCAGTAGTATCTGGATAGTATACTAATACTACATCACTAGATTCACCAGCTAAAGAAGTATTAAATTTATCTATACCTAATAATTTACATTTGTTAGTACCTACACTAACTTGTAAAGAACTACCATCACTATATAGTAATCTGGCTTGAAAGTCAGTTCCAGTAATAGGTATATTAGCAGGCACATTAATAGTGTCTAATGTAATAGTATCCAACATATTAGTATCTAATACAATATCTACAATAGTAATTGTACTAGACCCTAAGCCTTTAATAGCATTAGAGTTTTTAATAATGAAAGTGTGGGTGCCTGCTGGACCACCAGCTAATGTATAAGTTTCTAATGTTACAACATCACCATCTAGTAATGATACATCAGTATTGAATACTGGAGGAGCTTTAATAGCTGGATTATTAGGATCTATAGTAACTAAAGGAATATTTTCACTAACAAAGTTTCCATTACCATCAAATAATTGAGAGATGACAGTACCAGTGATAGGTGATAAATCGGTACCAGCAAATACTTTAAAATATACTTTTTCTACACCATAGCATCTATATCTATCATCTATAGTGAGAGTGTGTGGTATCACTGCTGTATTTAAGAAAGCTAATTCTAATACAGTAGGTTGATATAATCCTAATCTTTGTGATCCACCTAAACCCACTTGTTCAGTAGATAAAACATGAAAATCTACTATTTTTAAAGTAGGTATATAAGTAGGTGCATTTGCAACATCTACTACTCTAAATGCTCCTCTATTATAATCTATTATCAAATCATCTATATTAGGTACTACGTTACCATCTGTAGTTTGATTAGGACCAAAATAAATTTCAGATATATGCCATGTTCTAAATCCTCTATTAGGATCATATAGTATTGTTACCGGGTTAGTCATATTTTAAACTCCATTGTTAACCAGATACATGTAAGAATAAATGTAAACCTGATACACTACTTTTTAATATTAAATCGTTTACTAAAGATATAAAGTTATATTGAAGAGCTGATACATTAATAACAGTAGTATCCCATCTAGGTTGAATAGTAGTAAAATTATCATCCATATTTTTCATACATGGATCTACTTTTAATAAGTATAAATAATCTGTAGTTAATGTATATAATTGGTCTTCTGAATAATGATCTGATAGTATTGGTATGTTACCAGCCACTACTGCGTCTATTATACTATTTAAAAAAGGACTGAATAATACATATTTGTTAGGTATAGCTATAACACCAGTTTGAATTGGTAAAGGTATTAATTGTGTAAGATAAGCACTTACTGCAGCATCTTGTATTTTCTCAGCTGCTGCTGTAGGAGTCAATAAATCTAAATCCTCATCTCTAGAGAATTGAATATTATCAACAATAGCATATGGAGTACCATCTGTAAACACTAACCCATCTACTGGCGCAGATTCATCAATGTAATGTTCTTTCTCTATAATTTCAGATTTAGCTATTGCTTTACCATCAATAAAAAATGATTTATTTCTATACATTAATAAATCATAAGTACCATCATTTAATAACTTTCCATATTTTACCCAACCCCAAGTATTTTTAGGCACATGTTGTAATGAACTATCTGGTAAACCACCATATATTACTGTCATACTAGTAGGTAATACCCAGCTACTGGGTTTAGATACTAAATAGATTCTTCCATTATAAACATTATAATCAAGCCCTTCAATTAAATATCTATCATTTACCCATACAAAAAGATGTTTCATACCTACATCGTTAACCTTTTCTCTACTATTATAGATATCTATACCATTATCAATATCCGAGTTTGATATAGTAATAGTAAAGTTAACTACAGTATTAGCAGTTCTTATATATTTTTCAAAATTATATAAGGTTTGAGTCCAGATTACCATAGTACCAGTATCACTTTCACCTAATAAATAATCTACTTGATAAATAGCAGGTGTTAAAACATTTTTAGCATTTAGATAATAACAGAATACACCAAAACCTTGGGTTACTATAGTAGGAGCACCATCATGAATAGCTACCACTACATCTAAAGGATCATTAGCATTTAAACCAGGTAGAAAAAACTCATACCCTTGACCACCAGAATATGTGGTATTTGTATATGAACCTTCTGGATATGTAACTTGAATAATACCAGAACCACCTACACCATAAGTTATTAAAGTGCCACCATGAATATCTGCCATAATTGGTAATTGCCAATCTGTATTATCAGTGGTTTGTTGCACTACCTCTACTACTGATATAGCTCCATATCTGCTATATACACCATACATATCTGCGGTATATATATCTTTAGTATTTAAACTAATCCATTTATTATAATCACAGGATTCTAGATTATTAGCATTCCAAATTGGTAAATTTGCATTTACACCAGACAAAGCTTGTGCTCTAATAGCTGGTGTTAAATTTAATAAGTCAGGTATATAATTACTATCTAAGATTAATTCCTTGGTTTGTTTATTGTCTCTACAGATAGCAGTGATAGTAATATTAGTAAGAGACTCTTTTATATCTAGAAACTTTTCTAAATCAGATAATCTAGCATCTATTAATCCAGCATCCAATGCCCAATCTTTATAAGTTAACATTCTAATAACAGAAGGGGATAATCTAGGAAAATAAATACCAATCACACTAGAATCTGCTCTAGTTCCAGAAATATAAAATTCCATATCATCTACATATATCTCTTTACCTAAATAATCAATAGATATAACAACTTTATTATTATTATCTAAAGTAGAAGTATATCCAGTTAAATCATCTAAAGTAAAGTTATAAAGATAATAAATAAATGGGTCATAAATATATTCTAAAATATCATTAGTAGTTAAAGTAGAATAAGAAGGTAGTCCAGTTATATATAAACCATTTTTAAATAATATAACATTAGTGGGAGCACTATGACTAATAGTGTCTATTTCAGCCATAAATGAATAAAAATTACCTATATTAGATCCATTATAATGGAATGTGCCTGTGTGAATCTTTTGAGTTAAAGTAGGGGTATTACCATTATAAAAGATATTAGTATAGAATCTAATATAAATATCATCATTAATATTAACTATTGGTAAGTTATTTAAATAGTTAAAAGCTATTATGATGTTTCCATTTCCTACAAACTTAATGTAACCACCATCGATAGAAAGAATTCTACCTTTACTAAAACCCAAAATTAAAGTTTGGAAACTATCTGACATAGCTCTTAAACCTTGCCACCCAGATGGAGGAGTAGAAAAACCAATTAACACTGGGTTTACATATCCTAATTCTACTACTATATAGCGGTATGTATTATCAGGCATATCTATATTAGCAAATTTAAAATGTAAAGTGCCAACAATACCTGCTTTTGTTGTTAACTTTGTAGTTTTAAATATTGCATTTCTATCCCCTTGAGGATTTGCCCAAACATTAGCTAAAGCATATTGCTGCAATATTTGTGATATGTTCATATGTTATTCCACTGGAGATATATCAGCTAAAAATTTATCAAAATTTGTATTATGATTTCTACTAACACCTAAAACAGCTTTACCTAGAGTAGTATTGTTTTGTAAACCTTTTTTCATAATACAAGATAGCATAGCTATAAAGGTAGATGGTAATTCTAGACCTATTGCTGTTACATCAGCTGTATTAGTACCAATATAAGCTCCTCTACACAACGCATTATAAATAATGGATGGTTCTATTGTAGTTTCTTCATTAGTTACAATAGATAATACTCTTGCTAACTGATGTATCTTAGGAGATGGATCATTACTATTACCATTTCTAAATAGTTCAATTACTCTAGTTTGATTTAGAGTAAATAGATCATTAATGATTTGATCAGGAATTCTAATTATTCTAGGTATCTGTTTAAGAATTTGTATTTCTACATCTTCATCTTCAGAAATATCTTGATCATTAAATAAACCTAAATAATAAATAGCAGAGATTGCTCTATAATTAGCTATTGTAGCTAAACTAGCGTTTGTACTACGACCCAATCCATAGGAAAACCAAGAAGAAAATGCATCTATTACAAATTTTTCTTGACTATAGAATAAAGATTTATCACGACTCCATGCTAAGTCTAATTTAGCTCTACGTACCATTAATGCATATTCATCAATATTTCTAATACTACCATCTTTACTAATTTGATTTCTTACATCTATATAAGCATGGTCATTATGAATAATAGGATGTAGGAAAGTTGGTATATGTTCTACGTCACCTATAACAGCAACAACATTACCACTTATTTGTTTAAGATTTTCACTATTTTTATTTATTATTAATAAAGATTCAATAGATCTAGCTATTGAATTTACTTTATTTAATTGTCCAATCTGACCTGTAGTTGTATAGGCAGATTGTACATTGTGTTTATTATCAGGAGTGGACATAAGCTCTTCTTCCATTATAGTTGGGCAATTAATCATAAGATTAGTTACAGGGGTTATAGCTAATCTTGTGAGTGTATATTAAATATAATATAAAGGTATAATGATTATATTTAAAAAATACTAATTACCCTTATAAAAAGCTTAATCATATGTTATACGTAGAACTAAAACCTTTTTTCGAAAAAAGTAAGGAAGACCAATGGCAACAAATTATATAACTAATAATGTACCGCAGGCCATTCTTAATGGAATTGATGATAGAAGTATCACTCCATTATTACCGCAAGCGGAAGCAGTACCTATTCATTTACCTTTATTTTATATTCAAGCTCCTTGGGGCCCTACTGAAGATATTGTATTATGTGGACCTGGTGACTTACCACGTATATTTGGTGATGCTACAGTTGATATCAGAGGTCCTTACCTAAACCATGCTACTGTATTAGCTAGACGAATTTTAGCTAAAGGCAACTCTGTATTTATTAAACGTATTGCTAGAGGACTATCAGTAACTACCAATGGTGTAACTACAACTACTAATTTACCAGCTAACGCTAGTCTTACACTATTCGTTGAAGTAGATCATACCTCACCTGTATATCCTTTTATTCGGGATGATAATGGCGCTGTTGTTACTGATGGTAATGGTGCACCTACTTATGGCACTACTCCAATTACCGGTGGTCGTACTTTAATATTTAGCTGGGTACCAACTGGTTCATTGACTGAGCAAGATTTATCAGCACCTATGACGATTACTAATAGTGCTAATTTTACTTACCCACTATTGACAGTAACTGCCCCTTTTGTGGGTGCATTGGGTAATCAATATGGTATTAAACTTTGGACGGCTAATCAATTATCTTCACGCCCTGGTGACCCAGATATTATTAGTAATCAACAAGCTTTGATCTATAATGCACAATTGATGTTCCAACCACCAAATACATCTGCAGCTATTGTTAATGATGTACTAGGCGAAAGTAGTATTCAGTTCTGTTTGAAACCAAATGCTTATAATTATAAAACTAATGCGGATCTGACTATTCAAAGTTTAGTTACTAATTATAATGATGATGGTATTAGCACTGGTACTTCACCTACATATGGCCCATTAGGGACTGTAGAAGTACATGAAGCTAATTTAGAAGCTGTACTAAATATATTACTCAATGCTGAGAATGCTAACCTACCTACTGGTGCGGCACCCATTGAGTCAATTTGGCTATTAGATCCATTTACAGCTATTGATTCCTCTGGTATTCCTTTCTATGGTTTCCAAGTATCTGATAGTGGTACTATTCTTAATGAAAGCTTTACAGCTTATCTACAAGGTGGTAGTGATGGTGATCTTTCTAATGCTACTTTTGAATCACAAGTAAAATGGGAAATTGATAATAACTATCAGAACCCGGCATACCCTTTGTTAGATTCTGCTAAATTCCCATTTAGCGCTATTTATGATACTGGCTTTAGTTTAGATGTAAAGATTAAACTATTTAAATGGATGGCTTTAAGAAAAGATATACATGTTGCGGTAGGTACTCATATCGTAGGTAGTCCACAATTATCTGTATCTGATGAAATATCAGTAGGTCTCGCCTTAAAATCTGCATTGAGTTTATACGCTGAGTCTGCATTATGGGGAACACCTGCGTGTAGAGCTGTAATTGTAGGTCAATCCGGTATATTGCTTAATGATGAATTTACTAAACCTGTATCTTTGCTATTTGATTTAGCTGATAAACGTGCAAGTTATGCTGGTGCTGGTAATGGTAGTTTGAAACCAGGTTTGAGTTATAACCTTTCTCCATATAACCAAATTAGCTCAATGAAAAAGATAACTAATACTTATCTTACTAAAATAGCTAAAAATACTATTTGGGGAGAAGGCATTAACTATTGTCAATCATTTGATATGCATAGTTATTTCTATCCAGCAATTCAAACTGTGTATGGTATTCAAAACTCTGTTTTGACTAGTGAAGTATTCATGCAAATTTGCTGTGATATTGAAAAACAATCTGAAAGGGTTTGGTATGAATTGACAGGTAATGATAAAGATTCACCTGCTGTATTTATTAAAAAGTCTAATGATAGATTAATTGAATTGACAGATGGTAAATATGATAATAGAGTAAAAATTACTCCTAATACATATTACACTCCAGCTGACTCAGCTAGAGGTTATTCATGGACGCAAGATATTACAGTAGAAGGTAATGTAATGAAAACAGTTGCTTCTATTAATATCATTGTTAAACGTCAATCACCATCCACAGGAGGCTAAGCAATGCCTGTACTTATACCATCAAATGATCCATTGCGTACACCTACTCTTGATATTGGAACAGGTGGACAGAATGGTATCTTAACCTCTCCATATCAGTGGACTAGTTCTGCTTTATATGTAAGACAAAAAATTATGGCAGTATTGATAGATGCTCCGGCTGCCATGGAATTTATGGAAAACCCAGATGCACAATTAGCCGCTTTAAAATCATTAATTGAATTGTTACCACAAACAATTGATGGTTTAAACTCCTCTGTTACTTGGGACTATGATGGCCCTGCTGTAGGTAATGCTGGTGAGAAGTTTGAAGCTGTTATTAAAGCTAGTCGTGCAGCATCAGCTCCTTCTTTTACATGGGCTGATAAATATGGTATGGCTCTAACTAGATACTGGACAGAATATGGCCGTATGTTAATTAGTGACCCTGATATGCAAGTACCTGGTATCGTAGCATCTACTAATTATGTTTCTGCTGGTAGCCCACCTATCTTACCAGAAATGCAATCTATGACTGTGTTGTTCTTTGAACCAGATGTTACTATGACCAACGTGACAAACGCTTGGTTATGTACCAACATGATGCCTAAATCAGCAGGGGATATTATTGGTAAACGTGAGATTGGTGGTTCTAATGAAACACCTAATTTTACTATTGAATTTACAGCTCTTACTATTATTGGTAAAGCAGTAAATATCTTAGCTAAAAATTATTTAAGTACTTTGAAATTAACAGATTTAAGACCTTTAGAGCTCTATGCTTATACAGATGGAGTTGATCCAACAGTAGCACAAGCAGCTACCGGTTTAGCTGAAGAAATTTCAAATGCTGTAATGCCTACTGGCGCATAAAAAGAAATAAAAGATATAATTATAGACTACTATACCACATATGTGGTATAGTAGTCTATTCTATTATTTAAAATAAAAAGTTTTAGTATATTCTGGTGAATTCATAACATCTGATTGTTCTTCACGAAACATATATAATGTAAAAGAATATTTACACACATCCATAATATTGATTACTGTTGGAGGGTTATTTTCACTATATTCAAAAAATATACTGTTTGTTTTTTGCTGCCAGCCTAAATCTAATAACAATCTACAAAAATGATGATTATTTATAAATTGTTTAGCACATTGTTCTGCTTTAATTTCAAATTCATTGAGTGTGGTAGCTATTGTACCAGACATAGTTGGATATGCATTTTTATTATGTAAATTATCCACCATAAACATTTTATTCCCCTATCTTATCTTTTGTTTTATAGTATTATTCTTTTTCCTATTGAAAATGATTATTTTCATATTAATCTCATTTAATGTGATAATTCCAAAGTTGACTTTATTAGTAACCGATCTTTGAATAATAGTGAATAGTGATACTCTTATTGAAGAATTGATTAATCTATCTATTTCATCTATTCTTAAATAATGATTAAGTTTATATTTTACTGGTTTTATCGTTGTTTTACTTTGCATAGAATATTATTCCTAGCAGGATCATTCCCATTTAAATAATGAAATAGAGATAACAGTTCTATTATCCTATTAGATATCTTTACTGAACCTGTTATATCCCAAACAATTCGTTGATAGACATGTTCATCGATATTTTTCTTAACCATAAATACCTTATTAAAAATAAAAATAATAAAGAATAGTAGGGGTGGATTAATCCACCCCTACTATAATCACCTGCTTAAATCTTAATCTTCATCTTCTTCATCTTCAGGATCAGACACATTATGCTGTGCATATAGAGTTTCTGCCCTAGCTAATACATTTTGCATTAGCTCTGATTGCTTATAATCTACCTGAGTCAACAATTTCATTGATGGATCAATATAGATAGTACCAGTAGCCTGACCACCCATAGGAATATCATTGATTGATACCCCTACACCAGTACCATTACCAACACCAGTTTTTTCAGCAAAATCTAGAGCTGCATTAGCAATACTAGATAATTGCTTTTCCCGATATTCATCTACCACTGTAAACAGCTCTTCAGTAACACCTTCTGGAATATCTTTAAAGAATGCTTCTTTTGATACTGTACCAGTGCCTGTTTTTTCATTGAATTTTACTAATGACATTTTACTTCCTATTTCTAAGTTTAAATTATTTACTACATTACATTTGTTTGATGTGTATTTTTTTATTTGTTCAGCTAGATACTCCTTTATTGTGTCACAATGACATTGTTTTGGATAGCAGAAGCATAGTAGAGTAATATCTTCTATTTTAGCTATATTAAGAATTCTATCAAGCTCTACTGTACTATCCTCATTACATAGATTGTCATTTTTTTAATTATCTGTATTTTCTAACAAGATTTCTAAATCAGAACCTGTATATCTTATTATTTCTTTGTTTTCAGACTCTGCAATGTGTTTCCACAACACTGATCTAAATTTAGAATAAGGGATATCATAGTATTGTCTATAAAAACTTAAATACCATCGAATAGTGTGTGCTGCTGTATCATTAAACACATGTAAATCCCTATTACTTTTGATTTTAACCAACCATTTTTTTAATTCAGTTACTGGTATTACACTTAAGAACTTAGCTGCATCATCAACTAGCTCACGCATTTCTAATTGCATTTTTACAGCAGAAGATCCTTTAGGGATTTTAGTAATGAACTTAGGCACATTATGAATATGTAAATGTCCCCATTTATCATCTTTATCTGAACCTAAAATTTCTTTATCTGTAATAAAGATATCTTTAATTCTAACAAAATCTAAAAATTTTATTATTTTTATAAAAGCCACAAACCATAAAGTATGTGGGATCTCTTCTAATATCTCTCTTTCATTACCAAATACTACAGATGTAGGATTGCCTAAAGCATCAATAGATATTAATCCACCATACTTATTAAAGAACTCTCTACACTTAGCGCATTTGTACTCATCTCTTATTTCATCTGGTAAGCTAGAAATAAAAATATTATATAAGTAGTCAGTTGGTAAATCCGCTATAAAGAGATTTCTTACTGATAAAGTATTTGCTTTAAAAGTATTTTGAATATATTGTATTAATTCAGCATACTCTTCTTTATCTGATATTTTTGTCGACATATTGATATGCCCCCCAGTATGAGTTATTATTAAATTCTAAGCCTTCACTAAGTGCAACGTAATTATCATTTAGAGCTATACTCCCTAAGTTATAAACAATACCATGTTCTGTATAAACAGACATTAGTTCTTTTGTACCAGATGGGTTTACTAAACCAGAGTAAGTGTTTCTTGTATTTTCTAGAGCTTGTATAAAAGCTACTGCAGCGCTAGTATACTCATCAATTATCACTCGCTTAGCTAAAATTAACTGAGTATTTATATGCCCAAATACCTCTTTATCCTGAATTGCTCCCGAAGAGATTCCATATTTAATTGATTTACTTAAATCATCAATTGAGTAAAATTTACTAGGAGCGTAATAGTCATTACTCATTGATTTCTTCCTTTATTGAATGTGGTTATAAGTGAGTGTGTTTTATCATACTGTAGTAAAGTTAATATACAACGGATTAATTCTTCTGCAGTAGCTTGCCCATAAGCATACCTTTCTAACACATTTAATACAAAAATATGCATTTTATTACTCCTATTTAATTAAATTAATATAATCTAGCCTAATAGATAATATATGTATATAAATTATTTGAAATAAAATCTCATTAATTTCTATATTCTAAATCTCTTCTATCAACTAAATGTATTTCATATGCATCAAATATCTCTCTACAACTCTTAGTAGTTACATCACCGTATTCAACCCACCCAATAATGTGTGAGTTTATGTATTCTAAACCCACTGATATATGTGTAGTTATAATACCAACATAAGGAGCTAAAATCTTTCTAGTTACTCCATTTGCAGGTTTAGCTCTACCAAACATATTTACTTGTACTAACTCAATATTCTTTTCTGCTGCTAATTTAATCAATCTATTACTAGGACCTTCAGAGGCTATGTATGCAAACTTATTCACGTTATTTCCTTATTTCTAAATTTAAAATATAATCTAAATACGTATTTATAAAAATAGTACTAAATAATTTATCAGTATTAAATATAACTACTGATCCATCTTGCATATGAAATATTATTTCATAGTTTTCTTTAATTAATTTTATTATACTTTTATTTATTCCTTCTATAGCTAAATGATATTCTTTTAAAATTAAATCAATGAATAAAGGATTCTCTTTTAATATAATTATCTGACGTAGTTCCTTTAATAGATTAATTCTATTATTTAACTTATATAAATCAGATATTTGTGTCATGTTTAAAGAGTATTATGAACTGTGATATTATCACATTGTTGATATTGGTGCTCACGGCAATACACAGTTAATACTGTTATTATAAAAGTTAATAACAAAACAATTATTATAATAAGATTACTTCTATATTGATGTATACTATGCATATTTAATTCCTAGTAATATAAACTGTAATGAGTTGTTCTGGTTTAGAAATGAGTTTATTCATTTGTTGTATTTCATCAAATGAACTATCTTTTGTAAAATAATAGATTTCTGTTTGTGTAGCTATTATTACTTTATGATTGTTTTGTTTACTTGGGGTTAATCGTCTAGTCATGTTAAAGGCAACATCTAAATAAACTATATTTAGATCAGATAACTCTGCTTCACATCCAGTGGTCTTAATGTTATCAATTGTTCTCCTCATATTTCTTAAATCTAATAATGACTTAATTAACTGAATATTAATACGATCATAATCAGTTTCATTCTTTTTATTAAATAGATTTAGTAGTTGATCTTTTAACTTTTTTATCTTTATATCTATCATATACAAACCTTTACAAATTCAGGTTTAAGCAAAAGAACATAGTTAATCTTTTTATATCGTAGTATATTAATTAAGTAATTAGGGTTTATACTACTCAATTCCAAAGTAGAATCATTGTTCATAAAAATAAATCTTTCACCTGTAACATCAACTGTTATCATTTTAATTCTAGTTTTTAACAGTTTACAGAGAAGATCATATACTTCTAAAGCTTGATGGTTTATCTTTTCCATAATAGTTAGATAAGCTTTGGTATTTCTATTTCTAGGTATTAATTCTTTTAACCCATTTAATCTATGTAATTTTAATTCTATTATTAGATTATCGGTATTTATATCTATAGCCATTATCAATTCCTATTGATTAATATTATCAGAATATAATATTTAATAGTAATAATAGATTATATTGATCTATTAAATAATATATGTATATAAATAATTAGAATAGAGCATAGTAGACTAGTGTGCTGCAGCACACTAGTCTACTATAATAGGTTTATTACTGATACTTTCTTTTTAGCATAAATTATTTTTACACCTAATTTATCTAATTTTAATAATGGATCTTTTATATATTCAGTTTTAATAGGTATAACCGGTTTAGTAGATATATATTCATAATCAGTTAATCTATCATCTGTATGAAAATTAGTACCTTTACAAGTATGTACATATCCACCTATACTATAAATATGATCAAATATACCAGCATGTTTTTCTCTAATAAAAGGTTTACCATCACTAGTACCGGTAATTATTTCTGTATCATCCCATCTCTGAACACAAGCAATAGCAAACCATAAATCTCCAGCAAATACTACTTCTTTACCAGCTAATAAACTAGATGTATATGGTAATAACTTTAAATATCTTTTAGGAGATCCATGATAAACTAATTTTGGCACTATTATTTTATTCATTGCCAGTCAATGGCTGATACTTTAATTACTTGTACCTTTTCCCAACCTAATGCGGATCTTACCATAGTAAGTGCGCTATAGTCATTTTCTAAGCCAATATGATTAGATGATTCAATTACTCTATTTAAATCAGCTTCGGTAAAGATTAAATTATCTTGAATTTCTTCTAAACCAACACTATTGTATTGGGTAGCATTCTTAATACCGGGTTCATTGACATAATCCCAGGTTAACGCATCTAATATAATTTTATTCTTTCTACCATTCATTACTTTAGTATCAGTCAATGATCTAACACTAAAAGCTACATTCTCATCTGGGTTTTTAAAATGATTATCTAGAGTTTGTTCATATGGACCAGTTGGTTTTACCTCTCCTACTACCAATACGATTTTACTACCTCTTTCATCTACGCCATCTTGTAGAGTTATAGATTTAAAATGATGAGATACACTCTTTTCATCTATTCTAATCAATCTACGAATAGCATCTTCTAAACTTAATCCTGCTACTCTAGGATGTCCATATTCCCCTCTTAAAAATCCAGTATCTAATCTACGTCTAACTATACCACCAGAATCAAACATTTTTCTAACAGATGGTAATAATGGATAATACTCACCAACACTATTATAAGTATCAAATGCACCAACTACCACTTTCCTATATCCACCACTATCTGGTGCTAATTTATCAATTGCGTTTACACCTGGCATTGCAATGCATGCATATTTGGCTATGACTGCCATATAGTACTCCTAATAAAAATATCATTTATGCTCTATATGATATTTAATAAGTAGCATAGAGTATATAGATAGGATATCCTATCTATATACTCTGTATTTTAAATCAAAGATATCAATTCTTTAGTTTCACTATATAACTCTTTTGCTTTAGCAAAAGAATCTGGTTGCCAATGGGCTGCTTTTAGAATTCGTTTTTCAACTTTATCTATAAATTTCTCTTTACCAGGTTGAAATGATTCAGCTAATCTTTCAATTAGTTTCAATTGATTTTTCAATAAATCACATACTAAGAACTTTTCTTTATCATCTTGAATAGTTCTACCAATCTTAATAAGAGTAAAAGCATGATTAGATACTTTCCCTTTACCAATTTTTAAAGTTTTTTCAAAGATAGCTTTATCAGCAATATCAAATTCTTCAGGTAATAAAGAATGAATAGCAATTCTTAATTTAATTTCGCATGTAACATATGCTTTATGTGATCTTGGTGTATAATCTAAAGCATCTACACAATTAGAAGGATTTTGATATTCTTCATCTTTCTCTTTAAATAAAGCAAGTAAAGACAATAATTCATATCTTAGATAACCGAGTCTATTAATATCTTTATATAGTTTACTATCTTTTAAAGATTTATCATCAGGAACACAACAAGCTTGATAAGCAGAAGTAACTAGATCCATAGGCACTTCATTGCCCTTTTGTAATTTATTATTAAGATCATCAGCTACTGCTGGAATAGATCCACCTTGTTTACGTATAGTAGCTAAAGCTGTATCTAATTTCCAAATGGCTACTAGAATATCTGGGTTAGGAGTAGTGATTAAAGTTTCTGTATTTGTCATCGTTATGATCCGTGTATCTATGAAATAATGGTAAGGGGAATTTTACAACATATTATTAGTTAATATTAGTGAAAAAATAAACATAATAAATAATAGAGATAATGAGAATATTCTCATTATCTCTATTATAGTTAATTACCTTGTGGTTCTGCACTATCTTTTAATTTAATAGATCCAGCTATAGATGCCATTAATAAACTCCATCCTGTAGAGAATTGAATAATATCAAATGACCCAGTATGTATAACAATAAACCCTTGAAATACTAAAGTAGCAATAGCCCCTATCGCACCAAGTACCCGACTTATACAAGTAGTTTGATTATCAGATACTGTAAGCATTGATTTTAATGGATGTACTTTTGTTTGTACTACTAAATTATCTTGTTCTTCTTGTTCACTCATAGATATCTCCTATATATAAAAAGTTAAATAATATACATAGGATGATTATTTATTTACGTAATAACTCTTCTAAAGAACTAGATTCTGTACTGGGATTTACTAACGCAGAGGTTATTGCTTCACTATGATAATTACCTAATAATTTACTAGTAGTATTAACAACTTGTAAACTAACAGACATTAATGGAATGAAACTAGGTTTATGAGTTAACTTAGCAACTGACTTTAATTGATTATCATGTCTAAAAAATTTAGTTTTATTAGATTTTTGTCTAGCCATACTAGATGCTATTAATTCTAATAATGCAGAGTCAGTATGTAGATCCGCATTAGCATGTTCTTTAGCTGTATCAAAAATAAAACCTAAATCTTCTTGATTAAAATACCAAGGTACCTTTCCCTTTGAGATAATATCAACATAAACACGATAAACTAGAGTTCCTGTCTTTACTAAATTTAGATTTTTAATAACAGCATCACCTTTATTAAAAGAAAACTCTAAATATTTTAGTCCTTGGATTTCTACTGTATTACTTCCACTAGGCTCGATTTGCATTAAAGCGCATGCTCTACTAACCCCATAGTATTTATCCTCTACCACAATGCCATATGTGGCTAGAATATATGTTTCTTCAGCTATATTACCTAATTCTGCACCAATGTAATGTTCAGGGATATATATCTTACATGGATGTATAGCAATTAAAGAATTATTAATTTCTTTTAAAGCTTCTTTTACTTTTACAGGGTCTCTAATTAAATGTGATATATCCATAGTTTTTTAGTTAGTAATTACTACTTGATTTTTTAACCATCTTGCTACTAAACGGATAGTAGCAATATAGATTGCATAATCTAAATCTGGTTTTTCCAATTCTTCTAAAACATTATCTATCTCTAATAGAATATCTTTAACATCATGACCATCAGTTAAAGTTCTACTAACAACTTTAATTACATAAGAAATTAAGTATTTAGACCCATGGTATTCATGTTCTAAAGCAGCTGCTAATTTAGCATGTAAAGCTATTTTATCAACATTTTCCATACGTCTAATAATATCTGTCATATAGTCAGCTGTAAATCTACGAGCTAAATTAATATCTTCTACAATACTTAGAGTTTTTAATTGATTTAATCTACTTTGATATTCATCTCTATATCTTTCTGGATTATTTATCAAAGTATTATTTAAATCATTAGTAAAAGCATTTCCATTTAATGCTAAATAACCTAAAGCTGCTTCTGGGCTACCACCTTTAGTTTGAATCCAGTTACGATAATTAACTCCATATACATATAGAGTATTTCTATCAGCATAATCTGAAATTAAATTACCTCTAGCAATAATATCACCATTTTTTATTACTTTATCAAATAATGCTGTATCCCTATATATTCTACCACCAGCAGATGCTAATATTTTAGCTACTACAGCAGTATTAGTAGCGCTACTCATTAATGTAGTAGCTTTATCTGTTTTTTGTGTATAAATTCCATGTAAGAATAAAAATATAGTTACAACCTTACGTAGTGGTAATGCAGCAATATCTATTTCATACCAATTAAAATCTAATTCAGATATAGGTGAAGTAATATAAAGAGATACTTTATTATCTAAAGTGGCACTACCTGTTTTAATTAAAATATTTAACTCTTCAGTAGATAAATCTTTAATGAAATTATTAAATACTTCATAAGTATTTTTAAATACAGAAGATGGTGTTGTTTTATAAGGTTCTATTAATTCAATAAACATATTGTCAGCTAATACGGCTGGTAGTTCAATTTGTTTAATATTACCTAATAGACCTACACTACTTAAAGCTTTCTCTTTACGTTCTTCTTCTACACCAGCCACAATAGCTCTACAGTGTGGGTTTACTACATTTTTTGCTGTATCTAAAATATTAGCTAATACATTTGAAATTTTATGAGCTGTATAATTTTCTACCTCAGTATGTGTTCCTGTAGTAGATCCAGCAACCTCTGATTGCCTTTGTAATTCATCAATACCACCAACTTCATTAAAACTAGATAGTGTAGTAATGATATTACCTAAAGGAGATCCAGGAACTACTGATAATCTTTTATTAGTATAATTAAGAGTATCAGCTATATGAATAGATTGTTCGATTGTTGATCTTTTTAACATTCCTAGCCCCTATTATAGTTGCAACTCGCCAATAATAGCGGTTGTAATTAATTCACTTAAATCTTCTGTATTAGGCACTGACACTTTTGATGTATCAATTAAATCTTTTAAAATTGATACACCTAGTGATACTGCACAAGCAGATATTTTGCCTGTTAGTATTTCTTTTTTTGATTGTGCAGGTCCAACCGGCGTTACTTCTGATATACTATTTTCTGATATTGACATATCTATCCTCATTATAGAAAGTTACTAGGATAAGAAATCTTATCCTAGATATATTTACTGTTTAAAACCCAATCCCATTTGCTTACTCAATTCTATCATAACAGAATTCATTAAGCCAGCTACTTCAGGTGAACCCACGATACGATCAGATACAGATTGATATCCAAAGAAAGCATCTATCTCATTACCATCTTCACTAGTTATTATATTAGTAGATACAGAACTACAGGTAGCTTTTAGTGCATTACCAAATACTACTTTATCTCCATTTCCCATAGAGATCTCACCATCTATATAGATTTTTATTCCAACTTGTTTCTCTACTAATTTTTTACCAGCTACTCGTATTGTTTCATCTACCTTACCAGTTTTAGCCTCACCATTATCTAATAGTTTAGCTCGTTTAGCTCTATTAGAGTCATACTTCTCTACTATTTTCTGTAAAGACACATGCATATCTTCAATCTTTCCATAATAGAATACTTCTATACGTGAAACAGTTCCATATACTTTTGCTTTAGGATTATTAGCTGCAATTTTATGCAGAGCTTTAATAGCCTCAGCATCTTTTGAATCCAACATATCACTAATATGACTCTCTAGGGTACATAAGATAGTTTCAGGTTCTACTTTTTCACCAACAGTAACTAAGTTATGAATAATAGTATCAAAGTTTAACACTAACCCATGTGCTGTTGTTCCAGGTGTAACTAACTTATCTGCTAATTTACTAGATATGGTACAACCATCTTCTAGAGTATCAGAATTATCTAATAGAGCTACTCTAGCAACTACTCCAGCTTTATATACTACATTAGCTGGATTTAATAATGATCTTTCAAAGAATCCACTATTATAGATTATTACATCACCTTTACTAACCTTTTGATTTTCTTTTAAATCAGTAATTCTAGTATGTGGTATTACAGTCCCAGCAACAGTACCATGTTTTATACCTAATTCATAAGACTTAGAGTAGTAATTTAAATCATGTTCCGTATATGTTCTTAGAGATTCAATGCGTTTAATGTCATCAGGTGATAATTGATAGTGTTTAGGATCACGGCCATTTTTGTCATAGAGTTTTGGATCATTTGTATGAGATAATGATTCAATCTCTAAAGTAATAATACCTTTAGGGGCATATTGTAATCTATCTGCACCCATTGAATGTCCTAACCATACTGTGGCATCACCTCTGGGAGAAGTATAAGCTAATCCCCTATCAAATTCAACTGCATAACCTTTAGCTTCCAATAACTTTTTAATTTCATTATAAAATTTATCAGCCATTGGTTTAATTGTTTTATCAGTAATGTATTTTTCATTACCTTTTATAATTACTGCAATTGGTTTACTAGTTGGTTTATAATATTCTACTGTCAAGATATCTGGTTTAACTACTTTTACTATTCCATCTTCATCTGCTGTTACTACAAATAAATTATCCACTCTATTACCAATTACTTCTTCATAACCAGTTCTATAAGGTAATGAAGTATATCCATCACAAGCTACTGTATGGCTGTTCTGGATCTGTGTAAAATTGATACGTTTGCCATCATCATGCGTAATGGCAGGGGCCAATAGAGCAGAAGTACTAATTACATTAGTTGCACCATGTTTTGTTTCATCATATTTTTCAGTAGTACCACGCAATGAAGTTATATTAGGATCAGCAGAGAAGTAAGCTCTTATACCTACTTTAGCTGAGTCTGGAGTAGCTTCAGATACAGTACCTAAGTCATGTTCACTAAAACCCCTTGTATCTTTTGTCATAGTAACTGAAGATCTACCACCTGCACCTGAGTGAGTAAATGCTTCATGTTCTTTTAAGTTATGAATTGGATTACTTTCCTCTACTATAGATACTGTAGGGTCTTGTAATATATCTAAATATACAGCATTTGGATTTATAGTAACCCCAACATTAGATAAAGCACCAGATGATCTATGAGCACGCATAGCTGTAATTAACTGATGATACATCATACCACACAATCTTTCATAACCTTTATATCTAGTGCTGTTTAAATCAGGCACATAATCATTAGTTAATAGACTAGTAGCCTTTACTAATAAGTTTGGTAAGTTTGTAGGTTCACCCATCTCTTGTAATAAACCCAAGGTAATAGGTTCTATATACATATCCCACATTAACTTTAATTCACGTAAGTGATATACAGTTAAGTCTATATTACTAAGTATTGAAGAGTATGAAGGTTGTCTATTAAAATCACTACCTTTATATCTAGTTATATCATTCTTAATAGCAGAAAATCCACCTACTAATAATCTATTCTTTAAATTAGTAATATCTACTACATAAACAATATCTTTAAATCTAATTTTATATTCATTAGAATTATAAGGTAATCTAGTATTTGTAGGAGATAAAGTAAAAGGAATATTTAATTTCTTTAACGCTTCATCTAATCCAAATATATAAGTAAATGCTAAAATAACTGGCATACGTTTATTCAATATACTAAACTCAGCATACTCTACAGGGCCACCTGTAGTAAATGGATCTATTATATATTGAATTGTATTTAGTTCTTGTAAAGGTTTATCTTCATTGCCATTAGGGGCCGCCGCTAATACTAAATAAATAATACCAGACATATCCATACCTAAAGGTATATTGGTTTTGATATCTCTACCACATGGTGTTAATTCAAAATGTTCTATTTTTTTAATTTCAGCTTTAGTATAATTATCTTTGATTTTATTATACTTAAAGTCTAAGTATAATAAATCATTATTATTAAAACTAGAAACAGATTCACTAATAGCAGTATATGCTCTCGGTACTTTTTTATCATTTATTTTATTAATACCATAAACTAGTTCTTTTACTGAATTATCTTCTGGATTATTATATCTAGAAATAATTTCTTTTAGTATCCACTTAGAAAAGTTATTAGCAGAACTATCGTTCCTAGATACAAATATCTTACCATAATAACTAGTGAGAGATACCATATCAGGTTTTATTTTAACAATGGGAAGATCACCAACCTGCTTGTCCATTCTGTACAATACCCCTCCAGCCAAAAATGTACCATCTGGGTTTATTACAGGAATAGTAAAATGAATAGTAGAAGCAGCGCCATTAATTGGTTGTACTTGTATACTATAGACATTAGCTTTAGTAGCTGCTGTATTTTTTTGTTTAATTTTAATATCTTTTACAATAACACCAGCAGGGTGTAACATTAATACAGTTTGTATAATATCTTTAGGCAATACTTCTGTTATATACTTTCTATCTAATTCCTGTATAGCGGAATATAACATAGTCTCATCATGAATAGAATCTGCCTTTTTAATAACCTGCACTTTATCTAACTTTAAATTATCTGGAGTTACTACCATTTTATCTAAAGTTACTCCAGAACCATGAGGGTCTTGGATAGTTTTATATTTTTGTGATAACTTTAATAACCCTTTCTGTTCAGCTTCTGATAAATACCCTAAACTACCATGTTCTTTAATCAATTTAGTGATAGCAGTGTTATCTACTGGTTCATTTACTTGTTCTACAGTTTCTGCTTCTAGTTTATTTGAATCAATAGGATTTCTCAGTGCTATTAATTTATCTAGAAAAGTATATAGAGTATTACCAGCGGATGCATGGTTTTCTGTAGCTAAATTAATTAGTTCTTGTAATTGTATAATTACCATTATACCAGATTCCATAAATACTAAATTAGTATTTTCTAGAGCTTGTTCAGATAATAAAAGATCAGGCGATTCTACATCAGTACTAATGATTCTCCATAACTCTAATATATTTAAAGTATCAGAAGTATGAAAGTCTGAAATGCCAGATGATTTAAAGTTAGCAGCATATTTAATTAGATCTGCTTTAGTGGGTAATACTTGTGGCATCTTATAACAAATAAATTGCTCTCTACGACCATCTATTTGGTTTACCATATCCCACATCGTAGCTCTAATATTAAACCATTCTTGATACACTACTAAAGTATTGCTAGTATATTTATTTAACTTAGGCAATATGCTATAGTTAATAATAATAGGATCTTTATTATTACTTAAAGCTCTATCTAGATTAGTAACTGGTTTAATATTTAAATGAGACTTTTGATATTTTCTCATATAAGCAGTAACATCCACGTTAGTAGACGAAACTGTACCTAATACATGTTTTAAATCTACAACATGATAAATATATGCTTGATCTGGAATATTTCTAAGTAAAGGATGAGCACTATCTATTCCTAGAGCTTGTTCAGAATCGGCTATAAAATGAATAGTGCTATTATAGGGTAATGAAAACTCACTAGGTTTTATATATTTAGGGTTACTACCAATTTTAGTAATAGGTCTAGTTAAGAACTTAGTATTAAAATTGGTAAGGTTTAATAAGGTCATATTTGCGTACCATCCTATTAATTGTTTTGTTTAGTAATTAGAAAAGCATATCTTAATACAGTTATACCATCTCTACTGGGATGTGGATCATGTAATAGTTTATTATCTTTATATAAGACGGCATGATGAATATTTCCATTAAACCTAGGAGAAGGACCTCCTACTATAAATACACCATCAACACCAGAACTCAAGGTTAATAAATCTGCCCATTCTCTTAAATCATTTTCTAATCCTTTAAAATAATAACTACCATCTAAATTATATCCAGCTTTATATATAAATTTAGAAAATTCAGAAGCCCAATTATTTCCAAAATAACAAAAGTTAGGTATTTCTTTAATATCTATATCTAAGATACTAGCTAAACAAGCACTGAGGCAATTACCTTTAATATTATTTTCTGGATCTGAGAATTCAGTTTGATCATAAAACTTCATAGATTTATTCCTTTTCTAATAACCCTCTAGTCATTGAGTATAGTACTAACGCTGCAATGTGATTATTACAACCATATTTTAAAACACCACCTATATCAGTATAGGCGCCTTTTGAATTTATATAATCTTTCGCTTCTTGAACAGCTTCTTCAGAAGTTACTATATTAAATGATACTTTCGATAGGTGTTCAACAGTAGTCGTTAATTACTGCCAGCGGCATTACCCGCATCTCTATATCTCTATAGATGTCCAGATCATGTCTTTATCCATTAATATAACTCTATTATATCAATTAGGATACTTCCCATTTCTTCCCACTTGGGTTCTACTCGGTGGATAGCCGATGATCGTTGAACTTTACCCATGTCAGATAATTATCTGATTTAGAGCCTTAGCTGCATAGTTGTCTCTATTCAATATTTTTCAAACCATCATATCTAATAACTTTACTCTTTCGAGGATATTGTGGTATATTGACCTAACAAGGGTTTCTAGCAATTAAAGAAGAATCTACTTAGATATTACTATCTAGTAGGACTATTGTTATACCTATTATTTATATTTGAAATGCCAATCAGATTGAATCATGATTCCATGTAAACATCTTTTAATTGCTTTTCTATTAACTTTAGTTAATTTCTCAGCAATTCTAATTGAATCACATTCATATTCATTTCCATTTTTATTAATAGCCAAAATGCACTTTGGTCTATTAATAGCCTCACTAAAATTAGTGCTCCATTTTTTATTTGTTTTATATCTGTACGCATATCCATTTGTTACAAATGTCTCACCATTAAATATGGTATGTTTTATTGTGTTTAGTTTTACATCAAGATACTTACTAGCTTCAAACATACTGTTAAAGTTATATATCTTATTAGTAGATATCTCATATGCCTGTATAGGTTTCTTTGATACTTCATACGCTGGAATATCTTCATATGTTAATTTTAAATTATTCCTACGGGCATATGAATCTAATATACTTCTTTTTTTAACAATTGTGTTTTTAAATCCAAAATGTTTAGCTACCTCAGGCATACCATTAAAATATAATGAATTATTATCTTTATCTGTTACTGTAATTTTTAATCTAACATTTCGTTGAAGTCCAGTGTGTTTTGCATCAGGCCATAAAGTATCATCATCTAATAGTTTAATTTGATACTTTGCATTTATAAGTCTATAAGTATTTAATCTAATAAAATCTTTATATGATTTATTAGATACTTTCATAAACTCACATGCTTCTCTTAAACTACAAAATGTAGTAACTTCATTTGTTTCTACATTACGTATTTTACATGGGGTATTATCACTACGTAGCCCATTATCATAAGCATGATCCATATTTCCTTTATGATCAGTCCACTCTAAGTTACTACAGTGTGGGTTATGCTTATTACTATCTTTATGATTCACTAGGTAGTATTTTAAATGATCTGGATTTTTTACCCACGCTAAGGCCACTAATCTGTGTAATAATAAATTTTTATATATACCTTTATCAGCTGCATATAACTTAATAGTAATATATCTATTTGTTTCTTTGATGGATGGTACTAATACATTACATTCAGTATCAAAAACTTCACCACTTTGTGAAATAGCATAACGGGTATACTCCGGAATAATTCTAAAACCAGGTTTATACTCAAGCGGTCTACCATAAAACAACATGGTTTTATTTACTGAGTTAGAATAAATCCATTTATAAATATCTACAAAATAAATATTAAACAAATCTTTTGCTTTAAGATCTACTTCAAAATGAGTAATTAATCTTAACCATTCTATTGTTACTGTTCTTTCTCTACCATACATTTCTAACGAAATGGCTGGTTCATTATTTAAAGATGTCAGCGTGCACGCTGACCCATCTTTCCTACGTACTTCTCCATTAATTGACATTTCATATAAATTGTTAGTCTTTGGTACTATTTTAAACATTGTATTATTCCTGTTATATTAGTTACATATAACAGGCAATACAGATAAAATAATACATAAATACTGTAAGAATAACATATGTGTTTATCTCCATCGTTATCAGCTCCCAAGCCATTATAGTGACTTGTATGCACTTGGAGTGATTCAAAAAATGGCTCACCAGTAATAGGCATATTAATAGCTTTATTTTCATTTTCTACTGGTTTCCACATTGAGTCTAATCTTTGTAAAGACTGAGATCTAGTTGTAGTTTTTAATACTATAAATGAAGGGTAAATACTACCCATAGTAAGAATTGGGTATCTGGTTACATAAGCTGCTACTTTCTTACTAGTTAAGTATGTAGATATGTAAAACATTTCAGTCCATGTAATTGGATGCACATTACTTCTACTTTTATCTCTAGGTAATTCATCTATATCATAAAAGACTTTAAAGTAATGATCATCTCTATATATTAGTGCAGCATACTCACCATCTATTAGAATTGGTTTATGTCTAGCATCTAATTTCTCATAACCATTTATTAAGTCTTCAATACCACTATCAGTACCCCATTTTTCTTTAATAAAACTAGATGGTGAGATTGTTTTTGCTTTTAGAGTTTTCTTATCTATCACTACAATATCATTGGGTAGGTTTTCTATAATGTTCATCATAGGTCCAGTTTTAACATTGTAAATAGATAATGCACCTGTACCTTTTAAATATTGATGTAAACCACATGCAGAATCATTTATAGTAATGGCTTCTTCTGAACCTAATACTTTAGGTGCTGGGTCCATAGCAGTAATTACATTCCTAGTTCCACCATGTATATTTCTAGCTCCCCACTTAGATAATAAAAATCCTTTTTTACCAGTTAAGATAGATTCTATGTGTGTGTATATCTCATTAAAGGCATTTTGTAGAGTCCATCGACTAGTGTCAT